GTGGCTTATTCACTGAGATATGAAAGGTTGAAAAACCTTGAATTTTCAATAAAAACCACTTGATTATATGAGGAGGCGGTAGCAATGGACAAGGATATACTCAAACAATACATAGATGCCTGCGAAGCGGTGAAGGAGACAGAGGAGCAGATCCGGCAGCTTCGCAAGAACCGGAAGACGGTGGTGGTCGATGCTGTGAAGGGGTCCATGCACGACTTCCCTTTTGCCGCGAAGAGCTTCAAGGTTGCGGGCATCGCCCACTCAGTACTGGAGGATCCGGGACAGCTTGACCGGGAGGAATTGATCCTAGAAGAGCGACTGCAAAATGCAAAGAGACTCAAATGTGATGTAGAAGCATGGCTGAATACTGTTCCTGCAAGAATGCAACGAATCGTTCGATATAAGTTTTTTGAAGAGATGACATGGGAGCAGGTAGCCAGAAGACTGGGACGAAAAGCAACCGGAGAAGGAGTGCGAAAGGAATTTGAAAATTTTATGGGTAAAAATTAAAAGTTTTTCCGCTTTTTCCGTTTTTTCCGGTTTTCCTATGGTAAAGTGTAAGCTGAAATCACTGCAGATGCGTTGCATGGTTTAATCTTTTCCATATCATCCGCCGCTGAGGTGTCAAAGCTTCGGCGGTGATTCGCGGGGTAGAGCAGTTGGAAGCTCGCGTGGCCCATAACCACGAGGTCGCAAGTTCGAATCTTGCCCCTGCTATTGTCTAGAAATTATTGTAACCAGTTGATTGTGGGGCTTGGAGCTATCTTTACGGATGGCTCCTTTTTCTATCCCAAAATACTAAGGCAAGGAAGGTGAGGTGATGGCGAACAATGAAAACTTAAAACCGGTGCGAACCAAGAGTGAAGCAAGAGAACGTGGAAGGGCAGGCGGAAAGGCATCCGGAGAAGCCAGACGGAAAAGAGCGGACTTCCGGAAGACGCTGAATGCCCTTCTGACGGCAGAGATAGATAGTCCTGAATGGAATCCTTTACTGGAATCATTGGGATTGGATCCGACGCTGGAAGCAGCGATCAATATGGCGATGATCAAAGAAGCACTTGCCGGAAATGTGAAGGCTTATGAAGCTGTGGCCAGATACGCAGGACAGTCGGGTCAGACGGCTGCGGATGATGAGGAGCAGCGGATTCGGACAGACAGGGCGAAGAGAGCCAGGGATCAGGAAGTCGGTGACACAGACAATCAGGATGATAACATTCAGAGTTTCCTGAAGGCTATGAGACCGACAGAGGAAGATCTGGCGGGATTATTCGAGGAGGATGAAGCAGATGCCGAAGCGGAAGAAGAGACCGGCGAAGTTTAATTTCAAGCCATTTTCTCCGCAGCAGCAGAGACTGATCCATTGGTGGAGACCGATGATCAGGGCCTCGGAGAACAATTACGTGATCGCAGACGGATCCATTCGATCAGGTAAGACAATAGCCTGTATTATTGGATTCCTTACTTGGTCTCAGGAGATGTTTTCCGGTGAGTCGTTTATCTTGGCCGGAAAGACAATGGGTGCGTTAAAAAAGAACGTGGTCAGACCGATGCTGCAGATGTTTGAAGCATGGGGATGGCCATATGAATATATCCGATCCGGTACAGATGCCAGGCTGGAGATTGGTACTAACACTTATTACTTGTACGGCGCAAACACGGAGGCGGCTCAGGATGCTCTGCAGGGCTTAACTGCTGCAGGTGCATATCTGGATGAGGCTGCACTGTTTCCGAAGAGCTTTGTGGATCAGGCGATTGCCAGATGCTCTGTGGATGGCTGGAAGTTCTGGATGAACTGTAACCCGGCGGGACCGCATCACTTCATCCGTGAGGAGTATCTGACCGAAGAAGCCATGAAGCAGAAGAAAGTATATCATCTGCATTTTACGATGGATGATAATCTTTCTATATCTCCAAAGCGTAAAGAAGAATACAAGAATGCATGGCCGCATGGCAGTGTATTCTACAAGCGTTTTATCCTGGGTAAATGGGTGGCAGCTGACGGTCTGATCTACCAGCAGTTTGCAGATCACACAAAAGATTATCTGGTCAGCAGTTCCTGGCTTCTGGAGCGTGATGAGCATGGCCGTCTGAAGAACGAAATCGTATATGCAGTTATCGGAGTCGATTTTGGCGGTACAAAGTCGGCTCATTCTTTTACCCTGACAGGATTTACAAAGGGGTATAAGCAGGTAGTAGTGCTCGATGAGTATTACTGCAAGAAGCGGATCAACCCAAAACAGCTACAGGATGATTTTATTGATTTTGTCAAAAGGGCACAGGCAAGGTACAAGGTCCTGGAAGCCTACTGCGATTCTGCCGAGCAGACTCTGATCAGCGGACTGGAGAGCGCATGTATTCAGGCGCACGTAGCAATTGATCTGAGAAACGCGATCAAGGGACCGATCAATGACCGGATTGCATTTTACAACAGTCTGATTGCTCAGCACCGTTGGAAGGTGATGAAGCACTGCACCCACATTATTGCAGCCTTTGAAGAGGCTGTATATGACGAAAAGAAAAAGAACATGGATGTCCGGCTTGATGATGGCGAGATGAACGTGGACAGCTTGGACAGCACCGAATACAGCACAGAGAGTGTCCAGGAAGACATCCTGTACATTGCTGCATAGGGAGGGCATATGAATCTATCAACGAATACGATCAAGACATATTTGACTGATCAGAAATATACAGTTCCGGCGGATGAGACATACAGTCATATTGATGAGTGGCTGGAATGGTATCAGAACGATGTGAAGAAATTTCATCATTACAAGCTGTATAACGGCAGTATCATGACGGAACAGGAACGTTATAAGCTGGGTATGGCAAAGAAGATCTGTGAAGACTGGGCGAACCTTCTGCTGAATGAGAAGGTGGCTATTAAGGCAGGATCTTATGACAAGCAGCTGAGCATGATCCTGAGCAAAAATAATTTTTTTGTGAAAGGTAATCAGCTTGTAGAGCTTGCCTTTGCGCTTGGAACAGGAGCTTTTGTGGAATACAAGGATGCAGACGATGCGGTTGTGATCGACTACATCAGGGCTGATATGGTCTATCCTCTGGCATGGGACAATGGAAAAATTACGGAGTGCGCTTTTGGCACTTATCAGACCATGAACGGAAAAGAATACATTTACCTGCAGATCCATCGCCTGGGCAGGGAAGATGGCGAGGATCCGGATATGTACTACATTGAGAACAAGTATGTGGATGCAAAATCCGGAAAAGAGGTAGAGCCGCCGGAAGAGATTGAGGAGCATGTGGTCACCGGATCCGTAGAACCGCTCTTCCAGATCATCACTCCAACAATCTGCAACAATATCGAGATGGACAGTCCGCTCGGCATATCCGTGTATGCAAATGCGATCGATCAGGTCAAAGGCTGTGACCTGACATTCGATAGCTACATGAATGAATTTGTACTTGGCCGGAAGCGGATCATGGTTCCGCTCAGCCAAGCGAAGATGCAAATGCAGCAAGATGGAGTTACAGCACCTACATTCGATCCGCACGATACGGTTTATTATATGATTCCAGAAGACCGAAGTGGCAGTAATCAGTTGACGGAGATCGATATGAAGATCCGTGCTACAGAGCATGAGCTGGGAATCCAGCGCTGCCTGGATTTGTTGAGCTTTAAGGCTGGAATGGGTACAGGTCGCTATAAGTTTGAAAACGGCAGCGTAAAGACAGCTACAGAAGTAATCTCAGACAAGTCGGACCTGTACCAGAGCCGGCAGCGTCATTGCATCTCAATATCAGCGGCTATCCTGAACATGGTCCGCATAATTTCATTTCTTGATACCGGTGCAGCTGTTGATGCGACTGTAGATTTTGATGATTCCATCATCGAGGACAGTAATGCTACGATCGATAAGAATATCAAACTCGTACAGGCTGGACTCAGATCCAAGCTATCCGCAATCATGGAGATCAATAAATGTTCTGAGGCAGAGGCTAAGAAGGAGCTGAAGCGGATTGCCGAGGAAGGGCAGATTACAGGTCAGGACATTGACTGGACAGGAGGGGATGGGAATGAATCGGAATCGGATGATGATCCGCCCGAAGAGGATGATGAAAAAGACGGTTCAGGAACCGATGCTGATCAGGATTCTGAAAAGGATAATCCAGAAGATAAAGGATAGGGTGATCAGTTATGGATTTGCTCGAAAATCAAACAGCAGCGGAATCTGTTGATATTGTGTTCCAGGATCTGGAAGCGATGCTGATGCGGAATATCATCAGACATTGTCAGGATTATGATCAGCCGATTGCTACAGATACATGGCTGCTGCAGAAGCTGGCAGAGATAGGACGTCTCGATCAGGAAAACATCAAACTGATTGCTCAGATGACGGGAATCTCTCAGACAGCGATGGAGCGGATGCTAAATGAATCTGCTGACGAAGCACTTAAGCAGGTAGAGCCTGCTCTTGCTTATCTGACACGTGAAGGGCTCGCAGGAAAGCCTGTAAAGCTGAGAAAAAGCAAGAGTGTGCAGAATACCATGAAGGACATGAAAGCCCAGGCAAAGAGCACGCTGAACCTCTGTAACACAAATATGTTGTATAAGGCAAGGGAAGCTTATCAGAAGCTGGTCAATAAAGTAGCTGCGGATGCTTCCGAGATTGCCGATAAGCAGTCTTTTCTGGATCGCCTAAATGTGCACGGGACAGCAGTCACGATTGGAGCAGAGTCCAGACAGCAGGCTATGCGGAGATGCATTGAGGAGTTCAATGACAAAGGCATTCCTGCATTTGTAGACAAGCGTGGTCGTGAATGGACTCCGGAAGCCTATGTGAATATGGCTATGAGAAACACGGCCAAGAATACTGCAGATGAGGTGCAGACAGCCAGATGCCGTGATTATGGTGTGAATCTGATTGAGATCGATTCCCATTCCGGAGCCAGACCTAAATGCGCGAAGGACCAGGGAAAGATATACGATCTTAACAATGGCAGCGGATACACGACAGATGCCAAAGGGAGAAAGGTGCAGTATTATCCTTGGAACTCCACTAGCTACGGAGAACCAGACGGAATCCTCGGTATCAACTGCAGACATCACAAATATCCGTTCTTTCCGGGTATGAGCTTACAGACCTATTTTCCGGCAGAGGACCAGGAAGCCAGTGACCGGCTGTACAAACAGACACAGGTGCAAAGAGCTCTGGAGAGGGATGTCCGGAAGCAGAAGCGAGAGTGTATGCTGTACAAAGAGCTGGGTGATGATGAAGCCTTTGAACAGTCCGCAGTAAAGCTGAAAGCCAAGGAAGCAAGGCTCCGGAAATATGTCGGAGACAATGATCAACTACACCGGAGAAAAGACCGGGAGCAGGTGGTTGGCTTTGATCGGAAGATCAGTGTGGAAGTGGTGGCTGCGAATAAACAGTACACAGCGTATAAGAAATCTGTTAAAATAAATACGAGCAATTGGGAATCAGATGCTAAGGAGAGATTATCAAAGGATGAAAACAGTATACGAAGCTTGAATGAAGAAAAAGCACTGATTTATGACTCATCTGGAAGAAATGTGTTAAAAAAAGACGGAAGTGCTCATGATGTATCATTTACTAAAGATGAAATTAAAAGGATGAGAGGGTGCGTATTGACGCATAATCATCCAGGAGGAGCATCGTTATCCGCAGCGGATATTAATATGCTTCGATCATCGAAACTGTCAGAAATTCGGGCGGTAGGGCGTGATGGAGTGTATCGGATGATTCAGCCGGACAAGTGGAAAGAAGAAATTTCATCTGCCTCTCAAATTGCCGATGAGTATAATAAAATTGTTGACGAGCTGCAGTCATCTATGGAAAAATGGGCATTAGATAATCTTGACAAAATTACGGAAAAAGATTACCAAATTATTTATCAAAACAAAGTTGTAACTGAGTTTGCGAAACGATTTGGATTAAAATATGAGATGGAGGACTTGAAAGATGCCGAAGATTGATATGTCAGAATACGATCCGAAAAAAGAGTATCCCCCTAGGACAGAATTCGTTTTGAATGATAAGCCTCCAGAAGTTCCGATTCCGGAATTCCTGAAGAAAAAAGATAAAAAAAGAAATGATACCACTGGTCAATAGGCTGGTGGTATTTTTATACCCATTTAAGAAAGGGGTGGGGAAGATGTGAGAGTATACTATACAGTTACCAAAGATGTAGACATCCTGGCACCATCCTGGTTGTCAGAGCGCATCGAGAGAGGCATAGCAACAATCCTGTATCGGATCAGAGATGGACATGCAGAAGTGAAAGGAGTGAGAGTAAGAGGTGACGATGTGGCACAGATCGGTGACACGATCATGTTCAATGGCAGACGGATATCCGTAGAAAGGCGGTGATCCAGATATCTCGGAGCTGTCCGTTAAACAGTGAGCGACTCCAGGAAGGAGGAATACGTAGTGATAACGGTAAATATCACACAGAATGGCCTTACGATAGACGGCCATGCGGGTTACGCAGAAATCGGGAAAGATATTGTATGTGCTGCAGTGTCGAGTCTGACACAGGGACTGATACATTCGCTCAAGGCTTTGACGGATGATGAGATCTCTTACAGAGTTGCAAGCGGACATGCGGAAATAACGTATAAGGATCTATCAGAAAGAGGAAAGCTTCTGGTCGATTCTTTTTTTATTGCTGTGAGTGACATACAGCTTACTTACGGTGATGACTATGTGAAAATAGGCGCCGAACGGGCGTAAAACGGAAAGGATGGTATAAAAATGAAATTCAGAACACTGGTAGAAAAAGGTTACAGAATGGATCTGCAGGTATTTGCGGATGATCCTGATGGAACCGATAATGATGACGATTCTGGTGAGGAAGACACCGATGATGAAGCTGACGACGATGACGGCGGAGATGATCAGAACGAGAAAAAGTACACTCAGAAGGACATTGATGAAGCTGTGCAGAAACGTCTCGCCAGAGAAAAGCGTAAATGGCAGCGAGAACAGCAGAAAAAGGCTGGAGAACCTGACAGCAAGGGTAAAGCTGGAGGAGATGGCAAAAAAGACGAAGAGAACGAGGAGACAAAAGCTCTTCGGGACAAGGCTGCCAAGGCTGACGATTTGGAGCTGAAGTGGACATGTCTGGAGCACGATGTGGATAAGTCCTGTGTAGATGATGTCCTCGCATTAGCAAAAGTGCACATGGCTAAAGATGAGGATATGGACATCGAGGATGCCATTGATGAGGTACTGAAGAAGTATCCACAGTTTAAGGCTGGATCATCCAAGGATGAGGATGATGATAACGATGATGAAACAGAAAAGAAAAAGTCCTGGGGACAGCGGCAGAGGGGCGGAAACAAGAAGACTTCCGGGGTAGAAGCTGCATTCCTGAAACGCAATCCAGGACTTAAAATTGATTGAGGAGGAATAGGAGTATGAAATTTTTAATGTTTTTACAGCTGTTTGCGCATGCACATCAGGAGAGATGGTCTTCCCTGGTGGATGCGAAACTGCGCCAGACCCTTGTGACCAGAGATAATTATATCTTTAACACCAATTATGAGGGAAACCCGAAATCCGGAAAGGTCAAGGTCCCGGTAAGAGATACAGAAGTAACAGTGAAGGATTATAACAAGGCTACAGGAGTTGATCTTGAGACTGGAACCACGACTTACATGGATCTGAATATTGACCAGGACAAAGCGGTCAATGAGCTGATCGACGGCTTTGACGCTGCGGCAGTCCCGGATAATATTCTGGCTGACCGTCTGGATTCTGCCGGTTATTCCCTTGCACTGGAGATGGATCAGAAGTCCATTAACCTGCTGGAGACTACAAGCGGAATCAACGTGTGTGCAACCAAGACTGCAGCGACTGATCAGACCGCATACAAGGAAGTTCTGGCAGCAAAGACCTATCTGACCAGAAAAGGTGTGCCGCAGGCCGGACGCTGGCTGATCTGTTCTCCGGAGTTCATGGCAGTTCTGATGCTGGATGATCATTTCATCCGCCAGGGAGATCTGTCTCAGGAGTTGAAAAACGCAGGTGCGGTTGGATCTGTAGCAGGATTTGCTGTGTTTGAGTCTGGAAACACCATGTATGAAGATACTAAGTTAGTGGCATCCAAGAAGACTACAACTGAGTTTATTGCAGGTCACCCGAACTGGTGTCACCGTGTCCAGGAGTGGGGCGTGGATGTGCATGCACAGGATCTTGCCGGATCCGGAAAATACATTGGAGCATCTGCGGTGCAGGGTCGTAAGATCTACGGTCTGATGATTTCTAAACCGCAGACTGTGTATGTGAAGAGAACGGAGGCCGCTGCTTAAGGGGAGCTGATAAAATGGCATATGTAGATGAGGTATACTACAATGATTCCTTCAGTGGGGAGCCAGTCGATACGACTGACTTCCCTTCTCTTTGCCGCCGTGCAGAAGAGATCATTGAGGAGATGACATTGTATCGGGTCACTCCGGTTACGTTTCCGGCGATGCCCGAAGACATGCAGACACGGATAAAGGATGCTGTGTGCGCACAGATAGAGTATCTGGATGCAAACGGCGGAGCTGATCTGGATATGGGAGATGGTCTTGCCGGGGCATCGCTCGGGAAATTCAGTTACACAGGTGCATCTTCCGGATCCGGTTCGACTGTTCAGTCAATTATTGCACCAAGAGCGGAGCGGATCCTGTGGCCAACAGGACTGACGTATAGGGGAGGGAGAGTATGAAACCGATACCTAAACGACTGTTAATCCATACGGTTACACTGCACAAGGTAGCAAAGAAGGATGCCTGGGGATCTGCGACATTGGATGAGGGTACAGAGCTTACTCATGTTCGCATAGAACCGTCAAGTAAGATCGTCCGGGATAAGAACAATGCGGAGATCCAGCTGGCGGCAACATTGTTTTTTGATTGCAAATATAGCTGCCCTGCGGGGATGGAGATTCAGCTGGATGATATTGTTGTCTTCAATGGTCAGAAGCTCCGTGTACAGCTCGTAGAGCCTCTGTACGCAGAGAAAAAGCTGCATCATTACGAGATAGGACTGGTGAAGTATGCCTAAAATAAGCACAAGAGTTACCTTTGACAAGAAAGCCGCAGCCGCACGGATCCGGGCGGTTGCAAATGATGCACTGACGGTCATGGGAAACCAGGCATTGAAAGATGTTACTCAGTATGTAGCGCTTGATCAGGGGACACTGCAGTCCAGCGGCCTGTCTTCCAGTGATAGAGCCGCGCATGATATGAAGTTTGACCTTCGGTGGTCAACACCCTATGCCCAGTATCTTTGGCATGGTGATGTCATGTATGGAAATCCTACAAGCAGGACATATGGTCCGGAGAAACTGAGTTTTACCAGTGCTCTTGCCAGGGAAGAATGGGCGAAATATGCCAGAGAAGTGCATGGCGAAGATTGGAAGAAAGTCTATCAGGCAGCCTTGAAGGAGGGATTGAAGTGACACCATTGATTGAGTTTATGGAAACTCTGAAAAGGACTGCAGAGGAAAACTGTTGTCTTGGATCAGAAATCTCGCTGGATGAACTTCCGGCGGGCGGCGGTATTTATGCAGAACCCGGAGAGGGATCAACTGCAGATACCACTTATAATAAAGCGGAGATGAAGACAATCCCTGTTTTGTTTTTATGCAGGAATGAAAGCCAGCAGAAATGTCTTGAGCAGCTGGAGAGCATCTGCAATTATTTCCAAAAGCTGAAGAAGCATCCGAATGGTGAGTCTTTCAGTTGGCTCAATACGGAGATTGCAAAGTATCCTTCCAAAATTGGAAGAGACGAGGATGGAACTTATCATTATTCCTGTATATTGCGTTGTTTATTATATTTTTAGAGGAGGAAAATCATGAAAATGAATCTTCAGATGTTTGCGGAGCCGGAGCTCCCGAAAAGTCCGATTGCTCCGGAAATCAACTATGAGACAAAAGCCTATATCAACACAACACCAGATACCGAGGCATCCCCTACATGGGCAGACATGGGAAATCTCATGAAGAACATGTCTCAGGCCCTTAATGAAGTCCTTTCCCAGAACAGCTATTATGCGGATTTGGGATGGGGAAGTACGGCTGTGACAGGTGCTCAGATGACGCTCACTGTAACTGGTGACGTGAAACCTGGGGATGCTGCTTGCGATTATATTCTGTCTGATAAAGTTATGTATGGCTTTGGAGCAGCGCGTCAGACTCATCTGAAACTGGAGAAAGGTAATAAGATTATTATCTGGCCGATCACACTGGCGAACATTACACCGGCATACGGAGATGCGAATCAGCCGAATGCGCTGACTGTTACGGTCCACGGAAACGGGAAACCTGCTATTGGAACAAAATCATAAGTCTTGGCGGGGTTCTATCTCCCCGCCCTTTTTGGAGGAATGAAGAATGGCATATAAAGCAAAAAGACAGGATCGGGTAATTGAAGACCTCGAACTGTGTGGATCTGATGGAAAAGTTGTTAAAACAATTCATGTGGAACTGGATGCCGATAACATGGTAAGGAAACTGTCAGAGAAACATGTAGCTTTGATCAATGCGCTGAAAAACGTGCAGGAAATCAAAGCTGCCAGCACAGAGGGAGAGAAAGCAAATGCTGTAACAGTTTTGGGAGTGGCGGTGGTAGATTTGTTTGAAGCTGTGTTTGGAAGAGAAGATGCTGAGTGTATTCTTGATTTTTACGGAAACCGGTATGTAGAAATGTGCCAGGAAGTTGTTCCCTTCATCACACAGATTGTAATTCCAGAAGTCCGGAAGATTGCGAAGCAGAACAAAAAAGCTGCACTGGCCGGATACAGCCGTAGAAATTCTATATTTAGTGGATTCAGAAAATGAGCCTTCTAACGGAGTATCCATCCAGGTGGGTGAGGTATGGCGGACACCAGATCCGCATGTGTTGCAGTTATGACAATGTGCTGGAAGTGCAGAGGCTTTACAGGGATGCGGGCTTGTCGGATATTGAGAAGGCAGATCAGGCACTGGTTATGCTGACAGGAAGTCCATTCCGGCTATGGCTGATGGGTGAAGGGGACAAGATCCAGCTTCTCAATAAAATTTACGAGGAACAGATCCGGATTCCGAAGAAGCCATCTGTGGGTAAGCAGATCCGATCATTCGACTTTGATTTGGATGCACCGTATATCTATGCTTCCTTCCTGCAGGATTACAGTATGGATCTTGTGAGGGAACAGGGGAAACTGCATTGGAAGCAGTTTGTGGCATTGTTCCAAGGACTGACCAGTAAGACCAAGATCAAGGAGATCATGCGGATCCGTGCGATGGATGTTCCGGAGCCTAACGGGCATAACCAGAAAGAGATTCAGAACATCATGGAGCTGAAGTCTTATTATGCGCTGCCTGTTGAAGGCGGTGGTGGTCAGAGCGGCTTGAATGCATTGTTTGCAGCTCTGGAAGCGGAGGCTATGAGATGATGGATAAGAAAAAAGTAAAATGTCCCTATTGCGGGCATGAACAGAATATTTTGTATGGTCCCCGAGCAATGTGCCGGGGCATTTTTATACGCTGTAAAGCAAGGCAATGCAGAAAAGAATTTGAAATCACGATAAACCAGGACAGGTAGTGCCTATGTGCCGATGTCTGATTTGTAAGGCAGAGGCAGGTGAATGGCATGGCTGTGAAGGGTGAGGTCACATATGAACTCCGGGCGGACGACAGTAAGCTGGAATCAGATCTGGAAGAGGCACAGAAAAAGGTTGAGCAGTCTACGGAAAAGACTGCAGATAAAATAGAGCAAACCGAGGAAAAAACTTCTAAGACTGTAAAAAAGGAAAAAGAAGATGTTACGGATCATCACAAGCAGCAGAATGATGAGAGATGTAAGGATGATCAGGAGACAGGAAAAAAACGGGAAGAAACAGAGCATGAGACCAGTGAAAAAATAAAATCTATTGCGTCTGGAACGGTGAAAGCGATTGGGGCGGGAATGGCAGCTGCTGCAGCTGGTGCTGTTGCCCTTGGAGGATTTGCAGTTAAAAGTGCCACAGATATGGATCAGGCAATGAACCAATTCATATCGTCCACTGGAAAAAGTACAGAGGAAACACAACGGTATCAGAATGTCCTTGAGGATATCTATAAAAACAATTATGGTGAATCCTTCGAAGACATTGGGGATGCCATGTCGCAGGTCATCAAACAGATGGGGGATATGGATGATCAGTCCTTGCAGGCTGTTACCGAATCCGCATATGCGCTGAGAGATACCTTTGAGTATGAAATCCCGGAATCTACACGAGCAGCAAAAGCCATGATGGATAACTTTGGAGTATCCGGAGAGCAGGCCATGAGCCTTATTGCGGCCGGTGCCCAGAACGGACTGGATTATTCAGGAGAATTGCTGGACAGTATTTCGGAGTATTCTGTACAGTTTGGAAAACTGGGACTTAGCGCAGATGATATGTTCAGTATCTTCCAGGAGGGGGCTGAGTCCGGTGCCTGGAATCTGGACAAGATCGGTGATGCGGTCAAAGAATTTTCTATCCGCGCGATTGATGGAAGTGAGACCACAAAAGCCGGATTTGAAGCACTTGGCCTGAATGCGGATGAAACGGCTGCGAAGTTTGCAGCAGGTGGAGATACGGCAAAGGAAGCCTTTCAGGAGGTTGTAAAAGGACTTTCTGAGATGGAGGATCCGCTGGCGCAGAATACTGCTGGTGTCAATCTTTTCGGCACCATGTGGGAAGATTTGGGACCGGAAGCTGTGGCAGCTCTTGCAGGGATATCTGATGGTGCATATGATGCAGCTGGTGCGATGGATCAGATTAAAAAGGTCAAATATGATGATCTGGGATCCATGTTTGAAGGCTTAAAGCGGAGCGTGGAAATGTTGATCCTTCCGCTGGGAGAAGAACTGATACCGATTCTCAGTGAGCTGATCGAGGCGGTGCTACCGATGGTAGAAGAAGCATTGCCGCCTCTGGCAGATGCAGCGGGAGAGATGATACAGCAGTTAAGCCCTATGATTGAAGAGCTGCTTCCGGTGCTAATGGATTGTCTGTCTGATTTACTGCCACCTTTGATGGACATCGTAAATGAGATTCTGCCGACGTTGACAGAGCTATTTTTGGAGTTGATTCCTCCGATTGTAGAAGTGGCGGAAGCTCTTCTGCCAGCATTGTTGGATATTATCAATGCACTATTGCCTATCATTGAAGCTTTGCTTCCGGTCTTGGAGCCACTAATCGAATGTTTTACGAGTTTGTTGGAACCGATACTTGCGTTGATAGAAGAAGCTCTGGTGCCATTGCTGGAAGCATTGGAGCCTATTATCGAGTGTATCCTGGAGTTGGTGATTCCAACACTGCAGATTTTGCTTTCAGTGTTTGAAGAAGTTTTTGATGGAATTGTGTCATCTGTAAGTGGGAAGATCCAGCGGGTTACAACGGTCATGAAGGAACTGATGGCCTTTATCAAGAATGTATTTACTGGAAACTGGAAGGCCGCCTGGGAAAATGTACGGAAGATCTTCACGACAATCGCAGAATCAATCGGGGAGTTTTTCAAAATCCCAATAAACCGAATGATTGACCTTATCAACGGTTTTATTGACGGCCTGAATAAAATTAAGATTCCAGACTGGGTACCCGGTTTTGGAGGGATGTCTTTTAACATTCCAAGAATCCCAAGACTTCGCATCGGAATGGATTATGTCCCGGAAGATGATTATCCAGCATTCCTACATAAAGGAGAAGCTGTCCTTACTGCAGAAGAAAACGCAAGATTGCGAGAAATCGGCGGTGTATGGGGGCTCCATTCTGCAGTTACTGCAGCACCGGAGGTGAATGATCGTATGAGTCGGGTCATGGTTGAAAACATGGCGGCGAACGAGGGGATTGACTATGATCGCCTGGGAACAGCAGTTGCTGATGCTCTCATTGATGGAAATGTGAGATTCGTGATCGATGGCCGTGAGTACGCGAGACTTGAAAAGGAGATCAACTGATGAAAATATATTATAAGAACCATAACGGGCAGATTCTGGATCTGATGAAGTGGCCATATATGATCAGCGAATCTGATATCCTTGGCTATGAATGGTCTTATACCGCAACAGAATATACAGGGAATCGGAGTGGATCCACAATATCGGATGTAAGGAAAAAGACGGCAAAGGGATCTGTAAAAATTGCCGTTTCAGCCAGATCAAACCAGGAATACACAGCAGCTCTTAATACACTTCTGTCTGTGACAGAATCGGATATCATGGCAGGTGTGCCAGGAATGTTGTATGTGGATGATTATTATTACACTTGCTACGTGTATGGCAGTTCAAAAAAAGAATGGGAAGGCATGACGGCATTCCTGATCAACACTTTGAAAATAGTATCCCCTTATCCATATTGGTGCAGGGAGATATCAAAGTCATTTCTTAAAAACGGAGCTACTGCTGTAGTTGAACGTGCAGCGGACACGTACCTGTTTTATCCGGTTGCGTATCCGTATCGATATTCGATGCCTGGTAATGCAGGATTCATAAATAATGATCATTACGGAGAGTGCGACTTTAAGATGATCATCTATGGTCCGTGTACAAATCCGGTGATCCGCATCAATGGCCATGCGCATGAAGTCACAGCGACTTTGTATGCAGGGGAATACATCCTGATTGATAGCAGGGATCATACCGTATACAAGTATCTGATCGATGGCAGGAAGCAGAACCTTTTTAATCAGCGGAATAAAGAAAGTGACCTGTTTCAAAAGGTGCCGTCTGGTCGTTGTGCTGTCCTGTGGAATGCCGCAGCATTTGGATTTGATTTGATCCTCTTCCAGGAAAGGAGCGAACCGGCATGGAATTTATCTTAGCTGATCAGGATCGTATGGAGCTTGGAATATTATCTGCAGCAGCATCTTTGGACATTGATCTGTCCAGGGATGCTGAAAACTCAGAGGGAACCAATGATGGACAGATGACAGTAACGGCTGATGAAGGGATAGAATATGGAATGTATATCTTTTCTCCTGGCAGTGAGTTCGGCGGACGGCTCCTGGATCTGAAGCGCAGCACAGCATCAGAGAGCCTTGTTTGGTATTTTGATACCTGGAGGAGAATGCTTGGACAAATTATCATTGAGCCCCCAGAAGGACAGGCTTATAAAACGGTGAAGGGTGATGCGCACACAGTCCTTGCCGAGCTTCTGACGGGCATTTCTGGTGGTTTGTTTACAGTGCCGGAGGAATTGTCTGGTATCACTGTATCCGGGCAATTTGACCGGTACACAACGCTTCTGGATGGTATGAATAAGCTGCTGGAATCATCCAGTGCAAGATTGCAGATTCAGGCTGTTCAGGGTGGTACCGGTGATACATTTAAGGTTGAAGTGTCTGCTGTACCTATTGCTGATTATAGTGCAGAAATTGAGTATAGCCAGGATAATAAGATCGATCTGACAATCCGGGATTACCGGCGGGGGATCAACCATCTGATCTGCCTTGGTACCGGTGAGTTAACAGAGCGCATGGTCCGGCATCTGTATGTGCAGGCAGATGGCAGTATTGGGACGGTACAGTATTATACCGGGCTGGATGAACGGACTGCAGTGTATGATTATCCAAATGCAGAGGATGAAAACGAACTGCTGGAATCCGGAAAAGAGCAGCTTCAGGAACTTGCGAGTTACCAGAAACTGGAGCTGTCCGTGTCTGATGAGCTGGATCTGGCGATTGGAGACATCATTGCTGGACGAGATCGCTTGACGGGGCTGTATCTGAAAAAGCCTATTGTTAATAAGGTCTTAAAAATCAAGAAGGGGAAAGAGACCATATCTTATAAAGTGGAAGGAGATAACTAATGCAGATAATTGATGGATATTGTAATGAACCGAATATCTTTGCTGATGATATCGGAGAATATAATACAGCCATTTGGGGAACCAGAGACTGTGTTCTTCCGGCCGGAGAACGGCTGGGTTATGAACTTGTCAGCAATAATGAGATCAAGATCAAAGATGGTGTATTTTCCACACAGGGGCGCCGTGGTGTGATCAAAAAAGGCGCTACAGAAAGCTGCATTATTGAAAATGGTACCCAGGCAGAAAACAGAAATGATCTGATCGTAATCGAGTATGCAAAGGACTCTTCCACGCTGGTAGAAAGCCATACCTTAAAAGTGATCAAAGGTACACCGGGAGAGGCCGCTACGGATCCGGATGTTGTGACTGGAGATATCCAGGCGGGTGACGTCCTGCATCAGATGCCTCTGTATCGTGTCAAGCTGGAAGGACTGAATGTGGTTGCAGTGGAAAGACTGTTTTCTGTAGGCAACAATGCTATTGGAAAAGAATTTGATCCGGATAAAGACTATGAGATCGGAGATCTGACTCTCCAGTATAACAAGGCGTGGAAATTCAAAGTAAAACATCTGGCCGGTGCATGGGATGAAAGTCAGATGGAAGAGACGGATGTTTTGACCGAGCTTGCAGCACAAAATAAAAATTTTGGCAATCTGACATTTGCTCAGGATGCAGATGGCAACTGGGGCTACAAGGTAGGAGGTGCCGATCCAGTTATCCCTTTTAAGCAAGGAGGAGTTAAATTATTAACATCTATAACTGGAGATGGTGCGATTAATATTACTAGTTATGTAACAACCGATTATAAAAAATTAACAGTCGACAATTTTATTGTCGAATCTTATTATTTTCCGAAAGCACAGACAGTAAATACTAGTGGAGGAAACAGAAGTGCCGGAGCAGCACTTGGAGCAACGTTATCAAAATCATATGACCAATCCACAGGAATTTTAACTGTATCCGGATTATCACAATTAGCATGTCTAATGGATAACACGACAAATGTGAGAGCATCAGTTATACAGAAATTTTCAGCTAAAATATATATGGTGAATTAAAGTGGTAATAATAAAATTACACAAACATCAATTCTAATATTGGAGTCATTTTCTCAGCATAATTCTCAAATAAAACAAATCATACTTGCCTGGTAATTTGAATTTACTCCTTTAGGTATAATGGATATGACATCACCTTTGTCTACAGGAATCCATGCGGCTCCTAATTTGAGACTATTTGCTGTAGCAAATTTGGGAGTTACTGCATTTCCGTTTTTTTTAATTGTTACACTGCAAAGGTTACTGCCATTTCCATTGGCTGCAGCTCCAAATGAAAGCACATATCCAGACTGATCTGCTGTATATGACTGACTTGCTTTGAGCACAAGTGGCTTAAGGCTGCCGCCGAAAGGGATCACTGGATCAGCACCTCCTACACGATATCCCCAAGCACCAGATTCATCTTGACCAAAAACTAATCCGCCAAAATTTTTATTTTGTTGAGGAAACCGCCTCCAACTTGGTACGATTTCAGTATCAGGAAGGAGGCGGTATTTTGAAGACGGAAGTGGTGGAAAAAGTACTGAACAGAATGGCGGACAAGCTGGATCCAGAACAACTGCAGGAACTAAAGTCAGCACTGGTAATAAGTCTGGAAGGATATCAGGTGACTCGGGAAGAGACCCAGTTGTCAACAGAAGTATATGATAACTGGGATTATGCTAAGAAGTTCTTTCAGGCTCTCATCGTGGCCGGAAAAGCAAAAGGGACGATTGAGACCTATAGTATGCATATCCGGATATTGTTGGATGATATCCGGAAGCCAATCATAGAGATCACAGATGAGGATCTGATGTTGCATCTGGCCAGACAGAAGTATAGCCGGAATCTCAGCAACCGATATCTGAATTACAAGAGGCTTGTGTTCAGGACATTCTTTGGCTGGTTGCGACGTCGCAAATACATATCGGAGAACCCGGCAGAACTGCTGGATCAGATTAAGTATGATGTGACTATAAAGAAGCCATACACAGATGAGGAACGGGAAAAGATCCGGTGTAGTTGTAAAAGGGAACGTGATTTAGCACTGGTAGACGTGCTTTACAGCACAGCGGCTAGGGTATCAGAGGTTGCAGCACTTAATAGGTCGGATATTGATTTTGTAGAAAACGGCTGTATTGTGCACGGAAAGGGTGGAAAAGAAAGAGCTGTGTATTTGAATGCTACTGCCGCATATCACCTGCAGACATATTTGCTGGGGCGAGCAGATACGGATCCGGCATTGTTTGTATCTTGCAAAGTGCCGTATAACAGGCTGACCAGAAGTGGGATAGAAGAGATCCTGCGGACATTGGGAGAACGGGCTGGGGTTAAGTTAGTGCATCCACATAGATTCAGACGCACGGCTTTAACCAATGCAGCCAACCGGGGGATGCCACTTCAGGACGTGCAGTGTTTGGCCGGACACAGCAGTCCGAATACCACAATGATTTATTGTACAGTGGACCAGCATAAGGTTAAAGCGGAGCACAGGATGTATCTGGCATCGTAAATCTTTAAGTTTATATGGTGGGTGTGACACTCGGCTCAGTCGAGTGTGTTTGTTGTGTCTGTGAGGCTGATGTGTAGGTGCATCTGAGCGTCATGACGAACCTGAGCAAAATAAAAATTTTGGCGGATTAGTTTTTGGTCAAGATGAATCTGGTGCTTGGGGATATCGTGTAGGAGGTGCTGATCCAGTTATCCCTTTTAAGACATTAGACATAGTGTACGTCGGAACAATAACATCATCCGGCAGTATAAATGTCGCAAGTAAATGTCCCAATTATAAAAAAATGACAGCTAGTGATTTTCTGCTTGACTTTCAGTCTATGGCGGTAAGACTTTGGGATGGTAAAATCGGAGGGTCTACAATTATAGTATCGAAATCCTATAATTCATCAACCGGAGTACTGACTTTGTCTAATTTATCAGCGTCTTCAAGCACATCGTATGTCAATTGTACAGTTGGTGTCTATGCAAAAGTAAAATGATTTTAAGTAAAATAAATGTATCCATAGATATTTTTATTTAACAATAATGGCATATACAGTCCATGCTATATGACCATAAATAATTGACCCTTCATCATTGCATATTACCCAATAGCTGTTCGCAGTAGTAACTACACCAGTACCTTTATTATATGACCATGCTGGTGAAGTACCATTAAAAGTTTTTGTTAATTTACAATTTCCGTAACTGTTAGTAGTAATTGTTACGGTAGTTGGAATAGCTATAATGCCATTTGACTGATATTTTGTAGGAACAGAAAACGAACCATTACCACCTATAGTGCCTATAGAAACAAGCTGACATTCTCCCTTCTTAAAAGGGATAACTGGATCAGCACCTCCTACACGATATCCCCAAGCTCCGGATGCATCTTTGGCAAATGTTAATCCACCAAAATTTTTATTTTGTGCTGCAAGCTCGGTCAAAACATCCGTCTCTTCCATCT